AAGTACGAGGACAACGGCAAGTCATTCCGCATCGACTTCACGGTCGAGAACCCGGAGTGGGTTGCGCCGGAGGGCTGGACGCCTGAGAGCCTCAACACATACGCAGACGGACAGGAGTCCTGCTGGGTGTGGGTGCCTCGCGAGACGGAGTAAACCTCCAAAAAGTGTCGGCGGACATTTTTTGTTACATCGAAAACGGATTTCGGCCTACCAATCTAGCCTATGTCAGGTACACACACAAACAAGATGTCTGCAATGATCAACAAGTCAATTTACGCAATCGTGGAGAAGCTCGCCGATGAGCACGGGTTCGACGCCGACGAGGCGATGGAGTTCTGTGAGGATGAGGTGTGTGCTCTCGTGGATCTCTTTCCGAAGGAGGAGAAGCCGAAGGAGACTCCGCTAGACAAGGCGCGCAAGAACGTGTCCAACTGGCAGAAGAAGTTGGACGCGGACAAGTTTGCGGACGAGGAGGCGAAGGCCAAGCACATCGAGAAGCTCGAGAAAGAGAAGGTCAAGTTGGCTAAGCTCGAGCCTGTCGTGGAGAAGTCGGCCGCGAAGACGACCGCGGTGAAGGAGGGGAAGGAGAAGAGGATCAAGCGGTTCTCTCCTCAGATGGCGACCGCGCTAGCTCTTGCGCTGAAGTCAGAGGGAATCGCGAGCGACGACAAGAAGGTGGTCGACGAGCACAAGAAGAAGGTGTGTGAGTACATCGAGGCCCTTGGCGACGCGGAGTTTCGTAAGCTGAGTCTCGCCGACCACATGAAGGCCTACTGTCACGCGGAGGCCGTCAAGGACATGCCGGAGATGACGGGCGAGCAGTCTGACGAGGAGGAGGAGCCGGCCGTGGAGCAGCTCACTCTTGCCAAGCTTCAGAAGATCGAGACCATCGCCAGCATGGACGACCTGGCGCACTTCTGGGACTCCAAGACGGGCAAGGCGGTGACGGGACCGGCGATGGAGGACGACGAGGACATGTGTGATCCGTTCGACTGGAAGGGCGACAGCTACGTCATCGGCAACAAGACCGGACGCGTGTATAAGGTGATGGATGACGGCGACACCTTCGCAGGGTTTGTTGGCGTGGGGATGTTCAAGGGCATGCCTCACAACAAGTAGACGTCGCAGCTTGGAAAGGAGTGAGCGAACCAGGTATAGACACCAGGATACTCAAATAAAATACGAGGAGCATGTAGTTCTTTGAAGGAACGAACTACAGCTGGCTGAACAAAGGTGCCTAAATCGTGGACTCTCTTTTTGCTTGCCTGCTCCCAATAAAACCCCAGAGTAAGATGTTCGTATTCATCTGGAATCTGAACATCTGGGATTACGATTTTTTCAACTGGTGTGGCGCCATCGTACGCCATATCACATACTAGCTTCCACTTGGCGATGATGTCATCCATTATCATAAATATGTAACAAACATTTAAATCTGTAAGGCATCAACCCAAATGATTCTTCTAAAAAACATGAGAACAGGCAGAATCAAAAACACAAGAGCTGGACCAAGTATTGCTCCAAGTCCGGCAAAAACCATAGGAGGATATCCAAGTGACTCTCCCGCAAAATATGATGCCTTTGTAGAGGCTGCCCATATGAACGCAAATAAACTGGTAGCTATGATTCTGATAATAAACATACCTCCACTGAACGGGTCAATGATTTTTCCATTTCCCGGTCTATCCTGTGCAGGTGCACTTTCTCTGAACGTATCTCCATCATTCAGGGTCTTTGAGTTCTTGGCTCCATTAATGGAATAATCAACAGTCAGCTGCTTTCTTTTTTGTGGGTTGGGATCAGGTAATCCAAGTTCCTTGAATCCAACCTTGGCCTTTATGCTCCCGTTCTTAATCATAGATTGAAGAGCATCCGTAACATCTGTAACATTTCCATCAACACCATATTCTGCTTTCAAGATTTGAAGACCCGAGCCTATGCGTTCTGGTGGCGCATTAATATAGATTGTAGAGTTGTCCTTTGCTGATTCGACTAACTTTTCACCACCATTGATTGTATACTGAATCGTGAGCGTTTTCAGTTCGCTCGGAGAAGGGTCTGTAACATTTAAAGCAGTTGGTGAAATGCTTGATATGTTTAAAACACCATCCTTTATCATAGATGACACTGATGATGTAACATCTACCTTCTTCGAATCAGTTCCATATGTTGCGTTACTTACAACAATTCCGGACATCCCTTATTATGATGAGAACACTACATTTGCTACACCGCCCATAACTCGAACAAAATTGTACGATTCAACATATGCTCTAACATGGTATGTATACGTAAACGTGTTAGCGTCTGTCTTCTGAACGATTGTTATCAGATCATTCGGCGAGTAAAGACGAAGTCCAGTTAAAGGATCTACTGCGTTTGGATTCGGAATAACCGTTGGATTGGTGCTACTTAGGGTCGAACGGAGAACACATACTTGAGTAGCAGGAACCTGAACACCACTCTGCGAACCTATCGGGGGCTGAATGTAGGTGTTTCTTAAAATTGTTTTATTGAACTGCGATCCGTTGATAGCGCCGGACGGCTGATGGGTGTCATGGTCTAATGCGAACGAGTAGGTGTAGATTCCAGGCAATTGTGTAATGCTCGTCCCACTATGATGGCGATAGTGCTGAATGTGGTTAAAGAACTCTGTTTGCTTGGGAGTAAAGCGTTCCTTACCGTCTAAAACTATGACCGATTCAAGTAAGATATCTTTTTGCGTTATAGCTGGTATTTGTTGGATTCCCGAAGAAGTGTCTGTAGCTAGAATTGGTGGAACCTTGTAATTTGCCCAATTGGTATAGTTGTCATAATCATTCTGAATAATTCTATCACTTCTCTGGGCCACCCAAACAATACGAGTACACATATTTCGCATGATTAAATCTAAATCATTTGAAGGACCATATTGTCCACGTGCCTCTCTTAAATCGATCTGAGTAATTTTGAACGAATGGTCGGACTTTGCGATGTGGGCCATTTCGGCATCGGATACAAAGATATAGTTACATTCGAGAAACGGAGCCATATCCCATAATTGAAGAGTTGGGTTTACTGGCGTATATGGGTTTCCGTATATTGGTGGTGAGAGAAATGTTGACATAGGAGTCGTATTTGTAATAGCCGCACCGTTGACGGTAAACAATTGGTACATATTCTTTAGTTCAACCACAATTTCAACCTGTGAGTGTTGAAGAGCTACGAGAGGCAGAGCGGATCCAATATGCTCGCAGAACCAAAAATGAAGAGGGATAGTGAGAACTCTTCCCCGAATCGAAGGCGCTGCTGGGCTTGTTGCCGTTGAAATAGAATGAGGGTACTGATTAATTCTACCGAATGCATTTGCTGGGTCATATAGTTCGGGTACATTACCGATAAGCTCATCTAGAACAGCTTTCTTGTTTCCATTGAATGTTAGAGCAGCGTATAATTTCATCCATTCACCAGTATGCCGAACAACTTCAGATCCGTTGATAAGAACTGAAACATAGTTAATAAGATTATATCCGAGATTTGGCACCCATTGAAATTGGTGTCCTACTACTGGTTGAGAACCTGGGATAAGCGGAGAGTATATATCGGGAATTGTTATGCTTAGATAACAATCATGTAGAAGCTGTGCATTTCGATCAACCGTAGTTCTCAGAGTAATACTTCCTGATGGAGGTAGTGCTAGGTTCTTTCCACGAAAGTAAAGACGAAAGTGCTCCATCGCAAATTCAGTATGACGCTTATAGACGGCTTTAAAATGGGTAAAGGAAGGGTTTCCAGTAAGAAGGGTATCTTGTGCCCCTTTACCCACTAACTGCATTAATCCGCCTGTCATTCTACTATTATAAGTAGTTATTGTTTAATAGTTGTATAACGCTACGTAAGGCACATAATCATTTTCTTCCGTAGGGACTAAATGAGCATTTTCGATATCAGTTGATAGGCACTTAGTAGAAGGGTTTTTGTTAGATTCGAGCTTAGCAGACTTATATGATGTATCCGAGTTTTTAACTGCAACTGTCCAGTTCGAAGCTAAATCTGGTACTCCATCTTGATCAGAAATAGAAAAGACAATGTAATATGTAGTAGACGCCTGAAATGGCCACCCCATTCCCCCTATTAGAACATCTAGATATTTCCACGTACCACTAAACGCTGATATTAATTGAGTAGAATTAAACGAATATTTTATCGTGGCTCCCACCCCCGTCTGTCCTGTTGTTCCACCAGTCCCGGAGTCTCTTAGTAGCCTTACATTGAATGATGCGTTGCCCGTAAATGTGGGGACATCCTTAAAGTACACCCTCAACCGAACAGCAGTTCCTAAATTGACAGGCGTAAATCCTTTATCTCCTGTGACATTGCTTCCACGTAGTTCTATTCCGTTACATGAATCACATTCAGTCATGGGAAGCGACGATGCATACGATGATACTGGTGCAGGGGCGCCGTTGTCTATCACCCCCGTTGGTTCGATTCCAGCTAACAATAGTTGGGGTGTAGTTTGCTGACTTGCCACTAATGATGATGTATTACCACTTGCAGTTACACGTGTTTGAAAATAGTATGTTGTTCCTGGCGACAATCCTGCGTGTAATGCATTAAATGAATAGTTGGTTCCACCAGTAACTGGGGTGGCCACTGGCGTAGTCATGTTTGGAACATTCGCAGAGAAGGTCATATTTGAATTTTGGGAAAATGCAATACTTGATCCGACAAATGTTAGAGTACTTGGAACGAAAAATGTAGCGTTTAATTCTATTTCTGTTGTTTTAACGCTTGTAAATGTTGGTATATTGACAATTACTATTCCAGTAGGAGTAGGAGGAGGAGGTACGGGAGGTGGAGAAGCGACTACCATTCTATTTCCCTGGATTCGAAGACGAGACTGAATTGAAGCTCTCAGACTGCGAGCCGCGGCGCTAGACTGTGTTGTTTCGTTATTTACTAACGCCTGCTTTATAGTAGTGAGCATGGATGCATCCATTTATTATATATTACACTTTAAACATATTGCTCTGTCCGACTTTGGAAGAGTTGTCGTAGCACATGTACATATCTTATTAACCAATAGAGCCTTTCCTGAGTTATTTGGCTTATAACTTTCTGTGACATAATCGGTATTTTGGGACGCTATGTAGCCAGTCCAATAAGAAGCCGGTCTGCGATACTTCGATGTTCCAAAGTCTAGCTGAATATATCTTGTTCCATTCACAGGCGCCTGATGAACGGGAGGTGGATTTATTACATCGCGATTCGCCGATAACACAGTATTGTACTGAAGAGATCCTCCGAGTCTCTTGAGACGTGTTAGGTCGCTGGGACTCAAATTACGCGTTCCTCTTTGAAAGTTTCCACCCGAGGGTAGTTTAGATGTTCCAGGAGCAGGTATCGGAGGGACAGGATTTGCTACACCCCAGCTCATTTCTTATACTGCTACAGAGGTAAAAAACTTGATACGACCTTCCGAGTATGTTCCCATCTTTATTAGTCGTTGCGTATCACTGAAAGCAGGTTCATCGAATACTTCTTTTGAAGCAGGATCCAGCACAAACAGAAATCCCTTAATTCTGACTTTCTGAAGACGACGGTTCTTTTTCTCAATGTTTCGGAGATATAGAGTGTCCAAGTCGTCGTTCTTAAAACTGGGTTTATAAGCTAGGTCTTCGCCTGATGTCTTTGAATCGAATCTCATGCACTGAATTACGGGCTTCTCTCTTGCGTGTAGTTTTCTGTGAACCTCACAATCAATCGCGGCTTGTTTGAGAAGAAGAGCAATGCTCTTGATAATACGACCCTTCTCGTAAGATACCTCATATAGATACTCGTCAGATGTCATAAATGTTTCGCGTGGCTCATCTCCTTCATAGCGCTTGAGTGTCATATCATTTCTGCGAATTGGAACGATATTTGGACCCTCCGATGTTACAGCTTGCTCAGGAGAAAATACACTCATGTAAAGCTTTACGACTACATTACGCTCTTCCATTGGAAGCTTTTTGTGTGAGCAGATACGAATGGCTCGTCCAATAACTTGCTCAATTAAGGCTGGATTCCAATACGGTTCCATGATTTGAACTCTACGCACATCCGCAAGAGTAATACCTTCAGCAGCGGCCTTTGAACCCATAAAAACACACAACTTGTGTTCCTTAATTGAATCCTTCAAAGACTGAGGAAAGGTATCTGAATAGTCCTGGTTGAAGATTTGACGAGTCAATTCGCGGTCCTCTGTGGATTCACCTGTAAAAAGCGCATACGAAGGAACGCCAGGTTTCATATCAGGAGACTCTTCCCATACACCGGCATTCTTCACTAGCTTATATTCTTGAAAGCCATGTGTGTCTAGAACACGGCTGAATACTCCAAGACCTTCCAAGGATAAGAATTGAGAATAAACAAACTGATTGTTGAATGCCCCTGGCTTACCAATGTGTTCCTTGATATCCTTGAGCATGGCTAACATTTTTGGTGAAAACTTTGCCAGCCCTTCTTCTGAAAGAAATCTCTCTGGTTCAGCAAAAATCTTTTCAAGAACTCGAGACTTTTCTTCAAGTTCCTGGACGTTTGTTTCATTCGTATCATCTGGAATTACATAACGAACATCTGATGGAACGGCGTAGTTACATGACAATCTGGAAGTCATTCGAAACGAGCCAAAATCGTCATTCAGCGAAGGACTGCGAGACTTTCTTGATTCTCTCTGGACTTCTATCCATCTTGTCTCTAGGTAACGCTGAAACTGTTCTGCTGACATAGGAACTTTTACAAGTGTATTCTCTTCTTCCAGTCGTTTTGGAATGAGACGTTCATCTGCTCCTTTGAAGTATGAAACTAACCCTTGAATGCGGTGCATAAAGAGTAACGAGTTCTTGATAGAAAGACCATCCACAAATAGATTTACAAACTCTTCAAACCCAGTTGGTAAAAGTTCTAGCTGCTCTACTCTGTATTTTTCCACATCGTCGTCTAATTCAACACCAGGAACCTCTGATATAAAATCATCCTTCCACTTAGAAACCCATTTTTTTATGTCAGGCTCCTGGGGGAACTTATCGTTATACTTTACTGCGACACGCTGTCCCTTGTCGTTATACTGGCTCTCAAAGAATGGTGGGTTGCGAGTGAGTTTAATAACACGTTTTACTGAGTTGTATTCGATGGTATCTACATCTGGTAGCGCCTTAAAGAACGCATTCATCTTAGTCTCGTCCCACGCCGCCGCCGACTTAGAAGGTATAGACAGACGTTCGATTGGACCTCTCAGAAGATTCATGAGATAGGAGATTTCTTGGGGCTTATTGATGACAGGCGTTCCTGAAAGAGCCACAACCTTACAGTTTCTTGCATTGTAAATACGATGGTACAGCTTGGATCTCAAGCTATCCTTTAAGGCGTAGTTGATTAAGTTGTGAGCTTCATCAATAACCACTACACAATCATCGAACTGTTGTTCATTATCTGGTGGCAGAATCTTGTCAATGTTGGAGCTTGAAATACCGTTGTAGTTGATGAATTTGAAACGCTGGTCAAGAATATCATCAATCTGTTCAGAAATAGCCTTCTGAATCGGAAGGGGTAAAGTTCTGTAGTTAGGTTCCTTTCCAGATGTTGTAACATAGTATGTCCCATTTGTCACACCTAAATAGGCATCTGAAATACCCATACTCTTTGCTTCATCGCGACTGGCGTCATCTGTAGTCTTCTTTGCTTCCCAATGCTGCTCATAGGCATAAATAGGATTGCCACACTTACGGATCTCACCTCTGTAGTTCTCGGAAAGTGAGGCTGGCAGCATAACATAAACGCTCTTGGTCGTGAGAAGTGATTCCGCGACAGCAATCGACGAGCATGTCTTACCCGAGCCTAGACCGTGGTATAACAGGAGTCCTCTATACGGAGTCTCCATCAACAGATATTCAGTCACCAGCTTTTGGTAAGGGAATAACTCTTTCGAATTAGCAGACGCTCCTCTGTTCATACAAAGATCTACATCGGCATCAAACGGATCTACATCTATCTTGCGATACTTCAAGAATATACGTGTGATAGAGTCGGCGAACGCTTTTCTATTTGGAAGAACGTACATCCTCTACTTATTTTTGGTAGGGAATTCATAATGGAGGCAACGATCCGCAAGAATCCAAAGCTTTGGATAGTGGCTTTCTATCTATTTATGGTGGCCGGATTCTTATATGTTCGCCCCTCAATCGCCTTTGGAACCGGAGGTCGTATTCGTCCTTTTGGAACAGGGAAGAAGGATTCTACCATCTTTCCTGTTTGGTGGTGGATGTTCGTATTCGCAGTAGCGTCTTATATGGGAGTGGTGTATATATTGGATTACTCACTTTGATGGAACAGGCTGCTTCGCCTTCTCCTTTTCCTGAAGTTCAGCTAACATCTTCTTCTTGAACTCCGACATCTCGGCGGTACTGGGATTACATACAGCTCTCTCACTTGCAGAAATTACCTGCGTCGCCGAAATCCAGGTTGCCATCATAACTAGGTACCAAACTCCAAGAACTGGAGAAAAATCTTCGCCAACTCCATAGGAATGAAACGTTCTACTAAATGGACCTCTTACCACGTTAAAGAAGGCTGCAACTGTATATACAACTGTTGGGAGGAACGCAAAATATAATCCCTGTATCATCGATGTTCCAATTCCAGTTTTTGAGCATTGAAGTTGAGTTGATAAAGCAGAAACAAAGGCTCCTGTTCCAGCCAGGACACCACCCACCACAACAGCTGAGGCGCCCAGCATTCCATAATCCATTACTTGAAAGCGAGAGAAACACTTCTTTCTAATTCCGTAATCATACTCTTTCTTTCGACGTAGTGTGGGCGAGTTATATTTTTACATTCGGTTAAAGTCTTCCATTCAATCTTTGATATTTCACGTCTTTGAGCCAAGGTCATCTTTTGCTTTAAGTCGATTAAGGTAGAGTCCTTCAGAATAGCAACAAAGTATGTGTGTCGATACCTGACGTTATTGGTAGCTGTAAAACTTTCGCTGAATGTTGGATGTTCCAAAATTGTGTATGCGCTTTCACATATGTTTGTCTCCTCCCAGAACTCGCGGATGGCACACTGAACATCTGTTTCACCACGAACACGACGTCCTTTCGGAAATCCCCATTCGGGTTCAACAAACTTTGATGGGACCGCCTTTACCAGGTCAGCTCTGTTGAGAGCATTAAACTTATCTCTTGCGATACTGAACTCAAACGACTCTGTATCTCTCGAGTTTCCCCATAGTCTGGTCCATAGGGTTTCAAAATCTTCATTTACTATGGCAGTCTGTTCCTGTGTTGTCATATTAGAAATCTGCTTCTTTACGTAGTCAGTGTTAAGTGTATCATACTTTCCTCTAATAAACTCCATGTATGACATACTATCCTTACGTCTCACCATAAGAACACTTATTTCCGAAGGACTAGCAGGTAGTTTCAAAGGTTCGTAGATTCCTCGAATGAAGAGGATACCACACGAGATAACTGGATCAGGACAAGATCGAAATACATGTCCTTTATTTCCACAGTTATTACAATACATTACTTTCAGCATTCTATCTGCTTCAATGTCCGTTTTTACTTTCAAAGGATTTAACAAATGGGGAGTCTTGTTTCGAAACCACCACCGCCAGCTGCTCCTAAATTCACACCCGATTTAAGTAAGGCTCAATTTAGCTATGACGAATTAAATAGACAACTAGCTGCCGCTCAGTCTTCTGCTGCGGCTTCCGTTTCATCTAGCGTTGCCTCGACAAGGTCGTACTTAATTGGATGGTATACTCCAATAATCTGGAT